GGCATCAACGTAGAACTTGCTTCTGGATTGGCAAGTGGCAAGATGGTTGCTGCTGAGAAGTCTAACTTATTCTTCGGAACTGGTCTACTTTCTGACCACAATGAAGTAAAAGTTATCGACATGGCTGATATCGATGGTTCTCAAAACGTAAGAGTTGTTATGAGATTTACCGCAGGTATCCAACACGCTATCGGTAGTGATATCGTTCTTTATTCATAATAGATAATTAACTTTGAACAAGGGTGGGTAAGCCGAGAGCCTACCTGCCCTTTTTCATTTAAATCAAAAAGATATGAGCTGTGATTTAACTGGTGGTAGACTAAAACCTTGTAAGGATGCTGTAGGTGGTATAAGAAAGATTCACTTCGTAGACTTTGGAGACTTAGGAACAGTTACTCTAACTGACGATGAGGTTTCAAACATTACTGGTTCATCTGGAAACTTGACTTACCACACTTACGATGTCAAAGGTAATTCGTCTTTAGAAACCAATATACAAACGTCATTGGAGAATGGTACAACCTTCTTCGAGCAAGTGTTAAACCTTACGCTCCACAAACTTACTAAGGAAGATAACAAAGAGCTTAAATTGATGGCTTTCGGCAGACCCCATGTGTTAGTTGAGACTTTCGATAGAAAAGTTATTTTAGTTGGTAACGAACATGGAGCAGAAGTAACTGGTGGTACTATGGTAACTGGTACTGCGATGGGAGACCTACAAGGATATACTTTAACCCTTACTGCAAATGAGATTACAATGCCTAACTTTGTAGAAGTTTCGGCTGCGTTTACAGCAGGTACATCAGATGATTTCCTATCAGAGATGGCAGGACTGGATGGTAATGTTGCTGCTTCAACCCAGAGAACACCATAAGAACATCCACATTGGTGTTAAAAGAGAGAGGGCTTTATGCCCTCTTTTTTATTGGGTAAAAACAAAATATTAGTTTTTAGTTACTTTAGTATGGAGATTTTAACTACTTCTACATCTAATCAGTCTTTGAAAATTATACCCAGAGCAGATGCAAGTTTACCCACTTTATCTTTATATGATAAGTCTACAAGAACTACATCTACAGTAAGTGTCGTAAAGACCTCAGAAGGCGATTACATGGTGCTTACAGGCACTTTCTCACTCAAAGAGGGCAACCAGTATACCTTTAGGGTAAAAGATGGCTCTACTGAGATATATAGAGGTTTAATATTCTGCACAGACCAGAGCGACCTTGATAAGTACTTTGCCAATAGTGGAGAGTATGTAGAAGAAGATAGTTATGATAATGATTTTGTAGTTATATAATGAGCAAGAATAAATCAATTAAGATGGCAAGAAATAGAGCCAATATAAATGAGATAGTCAAAAAGGTAGAGCAATCTATCCATGTCATAGGATTATCTTCTTACAGTAGACCAGAGGTAAGTGAAACTGGCAAGAATGATTGGGTGGAATATGGAGATGAGAATGACTATTTTGAATATCTAATTGATAGGTACAATGGTTCTCCAACTAACAACGCTGCCATCAATGGTATATCTGAGATGATATATGGGAAGGGTTTAGATGCTACTGATAGTGAGCAGAAACCTACAGAGTATGCCCAAATGAAGGAGTTGTTTAATAAGGACTGTATGAAGAAAGTATGCTATGACTTCAAGATGATGGGTCAGGCTGCGGTTCAAGTAATCTACAGTAAGGACAGAAGTAAGATAGTCCAAGTTGAGCATATGCCTATCGAAACACTTAGGGCAGAAAAGGTATCTAATGATGGTGAGATAAAAGCATACTATTATTCCTCAGATTGGAGTAGCATCAAACCTACAGATAAACCTAAAAGAATACCTGCGTTCGGCACTTCTAATCAAGCCATAGAGATACTTTATATCAGACCTTATAGAGCAGGGTTCTACTATTATTCTCCTGTAGATTATCAAGGAGGATTGCAGTATGCGGAGCTTGAGGAAGAAATAGCAAACTACCATATCAACAACATACAGAATGGTCTTGCACCATCAATGCTTATCAACTTCAATAATGGAGTGCCAGATAAGGAACAGAGGGATGAGATAGAAAGAGCAATCTACAATAAATTTAGTGGGAGTTCTAATGCAGGGAAGTTTATACTTGCCTTTAACGATAGTAAGGACTTGGCAGCTACTATAGAGCCTGTACAACTTACAGATGCCCATCAGCAATATCAATTCCTGTCTGACGAGTCAATGAAAAAGGTTATGGTATCCCACAGGATTGTTTCTCCAATGCTTGTAGGTATCAAAGACCAAACAGGACTTGGAAACAACGCAGAGGAACTTCAAACAGCATCCATCCTTATGGATAATACTGTTATTAGACCAATGCAAGTTACCATCATTGATGAGTTAGAGAAAATATTGCAATATAATAACTTAGATTTAGATATCTATTTTAAGACCCTACAACCGCTTGAATTTACCGATTTGACCAATGCTATTACCGAGTCTGAGATAGAGAAGGAAACAGGCATTAAAAAGGAAATAGAGGATGCTGTAGAGGAAGAAGTCGAACAACAAAGTGAAGAATAATGGCAACAGCTTTATTTATAAAACGTCAAGACTTAGTTAAGAATACTGCCCTTAGTGGTAATGTAGATACTGATAAATTCATTCAGTTTATCAAACTTGCCCAAGAGATTCATGTTAGGAATTATCTTGGAACGGATTTATACAACAGAATAAGTAGTGATATTATTGCAGATACTTTGACTGGTGATTACCTTAGTTTAGTCAATGATTATATACAGCCAATGCTTATTCACTTTGCGATGAGTGAATATCTTCCTTTTGCAGCGTACACAGTTGCCAATGGAGGTGTATTCAAGCATACAAGTGAGAATAGCCAGTTACCTGAGAAAGAAGAAATAGACCAACTAACCGCAAAGGAAAGAGATTACGCAGAGTACTATACCAATAGATTTATTGAGTATATGAGTTTCAATGCCCAATCTAAGTTTCCAGAATATTATACCAACAATAACGAGGATATATATCCTGACAAAGACGCATTATTTAACGGATGGCAATTATAGAATTAGGATACAAAAAGAAGAAGAAAAAAAAGACGAATTACAAGCCTAAAAAGGAAAACGAAATCAAGCTTAGTAGTTATCTTATAAAAGATAAGTAATGGCTTTTGGTCAAATATACCGAGTTTCGTATTTCGGAGAGGTAAACGACAGTACATTTGGTGCTATGTATCCTCTCTTTGTAAGGGGCAGAAAAATATTTATAGACACCTTGAGAATATTAACAGATACACTTGGAATAACAACAGACAAAATAACAATTTAAATGGCACAACAAGACATAAATATCGGAGCTGCAAATGCAGGGAATGGAGATACCCTGTTCGATGCGTTCACTAAAGTACAAGCTAACTTCGATGAACTGTACAGCGATGATGCAGGAGATGTTGGTAGCATAACAGCTACAGCTCCTATATCAAGAGACCAAGCTACAGGTGCGGTAACTATCTCATTAAATGATGATGGTATAACCCACTCCAAGTTAGAAGGCAGATATACAGCAGTTATTTCTAATTCAACTACAACCTCTCAAACCTTAAACGCAGGTTTATATAGTGCCTTTATATTGACAGGTAATTTAGGAACATCAACCCTTACAATCGATGGGATGAAAACAGGTCAAGTTGTAGACATCCTTTTAGCAGGAGCTGATTTGTCAAGTGCAGTTATAACTTTAGCAACTGGTTTCACATCATCTACTATAAGTAAAGTCGGAAGTACCAGTTTAGATACAAGTGCAAAGAACCATATACAGGTAGTTTGTATTGACGATACTGATTCGGCAGCTATTGTAAATTATTCTATTAATACCTACGCAACCCTGACAACACCTTAATTATGAAAGCAAGAGTTAAAAACGGACAAGTACAAGTTTATAGAAGTTTACCTTCTGAATTTACTAAGGAGGATGGTAGTGTTATCCTAAACTTCAGAAATGCTGATGAGGAAACTTTAAAGTCAGCAGGGTTTTACGATGTTGTAAAGCCAAGCTTTGATAAAGAAATACAAACAAAAGGTGGTTTATATTTTGATGCAGATAATGAAATAGTAACGTATGACGTTACCAATATTGACTTCAATCAGGATATAGATATTTTAGATGAGGATGGCGAACCAACAGGCGAAACAGAAAAGAGATATAAGATAGCCGACATCAAAGCAAGTAAAATCTCAGAGATTAAATCAAAGGCAGGTAAAATGTTAGAGCCTACCGATTGGCAAGTTATAAGAAAAGTAGAGAGGGACATAGATATTGATACAGACGTTGCAACAGAAAGAGCAGGTATCTTGGCAGAAGCCGACAGGTTAGAAGCTGAGGTAAACGCTAAGAAGTCTTACAAGACTGTGTTGCAATACAAAGTACAATTTTTCCCATCTGACGAAGAATTGATATGAGTTTAGGCAAAAGATTAATTAATACAGGTGGCGTATCAGAAGCAGCTTGTCTAACTGAAGATGTAAATCCATTTACTGGAACATCTGCCGATGGTGGTGTTGCTTTGTATTCTTTAGATTATGATGCAAGTGATGAAAGTGGCAACTACGATGGCACACCTACTGATGTTGATTTCGGAGTAGGCGGTCAAATAAACTATGGCGCAAGGTTTAATGGGAGTAGTAGTAAGATAGTTACATCTATTGACAATTCTGATGTCGAATCTTTTTCTTTTTGGTTTTATTTTGAGTCAGGAACTACATCAGGAAGGGCATTGGGTTCTAATGTAGGAAGTAGTGCAGGTAATATAGAGGTTGCTATTTCTACAAATGGGACTATAGATTTAACATTACAAAATTTAAGGTATCTTACAGGAAGTGGTGCTTTGGGTAGTACTGGATGGAA